CGCTCTGCTTTATTCAAAATTTGTTTACGCAAGCGGATAGATTCAGTCGTTACTTCCCTGTACTCATCGTCACCCAAGAAGTCAACTGCTTCAGAGGACCTATTTTTATATAGATGCGAATAGGTGTCTTATTAAACAGCCTATCATTTTTCCTTGGCCTATATATGATCTTTATATACTCATAAATATATGCTTTTAGTCGCTTATGTATGTATACTTCCGTACGGAGTGTTTATTTTTAGTAGCACAAAATTTTTTACTTCTATAGTCGTATGAATTGTTTATATCAATATAATTATCATGGATGTCACCTATTGTTAGCCCTAATAGCACACCATATCTAATTCCTGTGTAAAAAAGTATCTTAAAGGCGATAATTTTTTAAAAAATCATCTAAATACCCTATCCACTAGGTCAAGGATAAGCCACCTAGAAGAAATATTTATTATCATCCAAAAGCAAATAGACAAGGCATACATCTACCAACATGAAGCGGTAGAATCACTTATGAAAGAATCGCTACAGACTAACTACCATAGGGTGATATTTGATATTAAGAATGCACAAGCGGGGGTTAATTACCCACCAAGAAGTACAACCGCATCGTACACAGGATCCTTACAAGGCACTAGGGTGGCTAGAGACATGTTTAACAACGAAGTTAAAGTAGACACAAGTCACTAATTTATAAAGAGTAGCACAATAAATATGTTGAGCCTGACCCGAAGTATTTGACAGAGGAAAAGAAATGGAACAATAGACATAATGATAAGGAACAACACGAGCGATATATAAGAGCAGGAGTTGAAGTGCCTGAAAAATTTGATAAATACCAGGGAATGAAGTATAATAATAGCAAGGGATATTGGAGAACAAAAAACTAATACAGGAGCTTCTATGCTATAGATAAAAAAGAGTGGACTGAAGAATTTAAGAGTAAATGTAAAGAGACGATTAATCGGTTTGCTAAAGAATATGATTTGGGCTTTAACGATCATAGTGTTGCGAGATATTATGATAGAATATCAAATAAAGATAAAAAGACTTATATGATTGAGGAAGATTTTGTAACTCTTGAAAAAAGTAAACCTAACTATAAAGAGTCAGAAGGCAACCTCGCAGTGTTTAGAAATGAGATTGCTGTTATTAAATCTTTTGATAATCCTGGTCATATAATATCAATAGTGCCAAGGAAGAATGCTAAGAAAGGATGGATTGAATATGATTAAAGATCTAATGGATTTAATAAAATCATATCTCAATGGTGATATAATTACAATTCCTGATGGATATCAAAACATCACAAGAGAGTACAACTTCTATCACTTCTTAGAGGATTACTTAATTGATAATTGGGATGATATTGTTACAGATGAGACACATGATATAGTTGATGAACTCCCTGAGTTATGTGCAGAAACTGAGCCATATACTGATACTACAGATATGGATGCCATACTTAGAGAATATTATTATAAATTAAAAGAAGCAACACGATTTATATAAGCACTTTAACAGTAGTTAGGTGCTTTTTTAGGGCTCTATGTCAAATAACGTTGGTTATAATTTAAATCAATAAAATCTATTAAATTATGCGGCAGCATCCATAGCAAACTTATAGCTATGGATGTTGCCATTTGTAGAGTCTATGTAAAAAAGTCTGTAAAATTGTAAGTCCTTCTATGGTAAAATTATCATAGGAGGACTCTTGATATGGGAAGAAGAAAAAGAGATCCAATGGATCCAGCTAAGAAAAATATCGTAAGTGAACTTATTAAAACTTACGATATAAAAACCGCTAAAGACATTCAAGAAGCTCTAAAAGATTTATTAGGTGAAACACTACAAGATATCTATATAACGGATTTTGGCTAAAATTAGACGTATAAAATATGAAAGGGGCAATAATATGATAAGTAACGAAAAATTTATAAATTTATGTATTTAGAAAGCAATGTCATATGAAAATGTAAGGGAAGACCAAAACTATTTCCTAAATATTGATGACGTGTTTGTTGTATGGTCTTGTAAGACCATGCAGAGTAGCAAATGTTTGATTGGTGCCGTGAATAAAGGAGCCTATTACTATTGACAAAAATAAATTTGAAAAATATTTGTTTGGTGGCAACAATGAAAGTGGCTTGAATAAAGGAAAGTTAATCGAAAAAGGTTGGGCTACAACATAGATAATTATAAAGAGTTCGAAAAAGAGATACTTAAAAAGGCTAAAGAAAAATCAGATGTAATAAAAGGCAGGAATGGTCATGTAACAGATATCTTTTGAGGAATTGTTAGAAAGAAAGAAGATAAGATATGGGTTGGAGGAAGAAGAAGCATATAAAGCTATAATAGCAAGTAGTATGAAAGCTAATACCAAAGTCAACAAAATGCTAGGATTGGAGTGATAATAATGTATGAGTACGGAGTATGTTCACAAGCTGATAAAAATATTTTCAATAAACAGTGTTTAGCGCTTGAAAAAAATATTACTGGATTACAAAAGGGTGCACTAAAAGAAATTGATGTTGATGGACATATAATTCAAAGCTACATTCTTCAAGGTAAAAATATAGAGGTCCATCTCAATAAATATTTAAACGAGGTTTACGTGAAATCAGATATAGAATTAACATCATTTTTCAAGAAGAGGTGATATAGTGGATAACCTTAAAATAGTGTATAAGATACTAGTTGGAATTGAAGCGTCTATGGACAGTAACCGATTTGATGGTACCTTTCTAGAGGCATTAAAAATATCAGAAGAAAGAAGAAATAAAATACTCCAATCAATGATTGATGATGGCTTAATTGATGGGTTTACAAGAGTCAATTATGTGGGTGGCTATGGGTTTAAAGCTATAGAGCCTAGACTGACAATTAAGGGTATGGAGTTTTTACAAGAGAACTCAACAATGCAGAAGATTAAAAACGGGCTAAAAGATGCAAAGGATATTACACCATTTATATAAGCACTTTGACGAAGGTTAGGGTGCTTTTTTAGTGCAAAAATCGACCCAAGCAAGTCGTTAAAAGGCCTATTTTTTATGCCTAAATTCGACAACATAAGTCGTAAAAAAATAAACCTTCGCAGTCGTATCTGCGTAATAAAAACGAAAGGGAGTAACAGAAATGAAGAGAGAATTTTTAAAAGAGCTAGGACTTGAAGATGAAGTGATTGATAAAATCATGGCTGAGCACGGAAAGACGACTAAGAAATACTTGGATAAGATTGATGCTAAGGATACAGAACTTGGAAATTTACAGGGAGAGCTTAAGGATGTCAATGACAAGATAAAGGCATTTGATGGAGTTGATGTTAATGGGCTGAAAAGTGAAGCTGAGGACTGGAAAGCTAAGTACGAAGGATTGTGTGCAGACAATGCAATCAATGAGTATTTCAAGGATACTAAGTTTACATCAGAACTAGCCAGAAAAGCTACCATAGCAGAATTTAAAGAGCAGAAATTTGAGTTAAAAGACGGTAAGTTTACCGGTGCTGATGAGTTCATGGAAAAGTTCAAGAAAGAAAATGAAACAGCGTTTGTAGAGGAAGGTAAGGAACCGCCAAAGCCTACAGTAAAAGGCTTTACACCAACAGGCACAGAAGGCACAGACCCTATAGGTGGACAACAGCCTAAGACACTTGCAGACGCAATTAAATTAAAATTAAACGGAGAGTAGAAAGAGAGGAATAGTAAATGGCAGTAACATTAGAACAGGCAAAACTAAATGTGCAGGATGATCTGCAGTTAGGCGTAATTGACGAATTTAGAAAATCAACTTGGTTATTTGATAACCTAATATTTGATGATGTGGTATCAGCTACAGGTGGGGGAGCTACTTTGACGTATGCCTACACTAGACTTAAGACACAGCCTACAGCAGGATTTAGAAATGTAAATGAGGAATACACAACATCTGAAGTGGAAAAGCAGAGATTCACGGCAGACCTAAAAATCTTCGGTGGTGGATTCAAGGTAGACAGAGTAATAGCTAACATGGGTGGAATAGCGGATGAAGTAGCGCTACAGATGGCCCAGAAGATAAAGGCAGCGGGTTCGTTGTTTAATGATACAGTAATCAATGGTGATTCAGCTGTAGACTCAAAGTCTTTTGATGGCTTGGAAAAAGCCCTTAAGGGTTCATCAACTGAATACAAGCCGGCGGCTGCTATAGATTTATCTACATCAGAAGCTGTAACAAAGAACTTCCAGGCGTTCTTGGATGCATTAGACGAGTTCTTGATGACCCTAGATGGTAAGCCATCATTTATAGGCGGTAATACTAAGTTGATTGCTAAGCTTAGGGCATGTGCAAGAAGAGCAGGTATGTACCAGGTAACTAAGGATTCATTTGGTAATCAGGTAGAGTCTTATGGTGGTATACCATTTGTAGATTTTGGTACGAAACCTGGAACGAATGATGATGTTGTAAAGACAGATATAACATCTGGGGAAACATCATTATATGCGGCAAGAATAGGGCTTGATGGATTCCATGGGATATCTATGGCAGGGCAACCACCAGTAAAGACTTGGTTACCTGATTTTGCAACTGCAGGAGCTGTAAAAGAGGGTGAAGTGGAAATGATAGCTGCAGTAGCTCTAAAGGCAACAAAGGCTGCAGGGGTTATGAGAAAAATAAAAGTAAAGTAAAGGTGGTGTAGTATATGGCTAAGATATTAACGCCGAATAAAGACTATTCGGGGATATCGGCATCCGTACCATTTATAAACGGTGTCGGATATACTGATGATGAAGACCTTATAAGTTGGTTTGAGGAACACGACTATGGGGTTGAAGTTGAAAATACTGAGGTTGAAAATACTGAGGTTGAGAATAAACCCAAAGGGAAATCTAAACCTAAATCAAGTGCTAAGGCAGGAGATGAATCAAAGGATGAATCAGATGATCCTGGAGAAAATAAGCCAGAGTAGGTGATTTAATGTCCAGAGAAGATTATATGGATAAAGTAATTGAATTAATTGAACTTTTTGGCATCAGAATAAGCACTGATGATTTCTATTTAGCTTTTGCTGTGGAGTCGACTATCCAGGATATCTTAAATTTTTGCAACCTAAAAGAAATACCAAAAGAGCTAGAACATGTTATAGTTAGACGTGTTCTAGCTAAAATACTTGATTTTAAGCTACAGACTTCAGATGCAGACTCCATAAATATAGAAAAGGGAATAAGATCCATAACAGAAGGTGATGTTAGTATCAGTTACGATACATCACTTGATAAAGGGGCTATGCTAGCTAAGTTTATAAAAGATGGCTTAAATTATGGAATGGATAACCTGTATAGTTTTAGGGACTTTAGGTGGTGATTATGTGAATCATAGAAAGGTGATTGAGTCTTTATATAAAGGATTGTGTGATATTTACGAATACAAGACAAGTAAAGACCCTATTACAGGGCGTATAAGCAAACCTAAGGAAGTTAAAATAAATGATGAACAAATCCCTTGCCGAATATCTTACAACAGCTCACAGGCGATTACACAGACTGAGGGTGGCGTATTAGTTCAGAATATAAAGTTATTCTTAGCGCCTGAAATTGATATCAAACCTAATAGCAAAATTGTTGTAACCCAGAATGACAGGACTGTAGCGTATAAAAACAGTTCAGTTCCTATGATTTATGATAGTCACCAGGAAATAAACTTAGAAATATTTGATAGGTGGAGCTAATGGGTAGCATAAGAGGCAAGGCAGACATGAGGGCTTTGAAAAAGCTTGAAGAACAGTTTAAGCAGCTTGAAAAAAAGAAAGCTGATGAATTCTTGAGATTTTTAACAAGGGATTTAGCGAGAATCACTTTGTCTAATGTTATTTTTCGTACACCTGTTATTTCGGGAGATTTAAAAAGAGCCTGGACAGGTGGAGTTGACATGTCACCTGATGCATATGTGCAGACCAGAAGCATATCAAGAAAAGGCAATGCCTATGTGCTACTTTTATTCAATAGCATGAATTATGCTTCTTATGTTGAGTATGGACACAAGCAACAGGTGGGAAGATTTGTTCCTGAATTGGGGGTAAGATTAAAGGCCCCGTGGGTACAGGGACAGTTTATGTGCAGAAAAACAGTAGCTGATGTGAAAGCAAGATATCCAAGCATTGCAAGAAGAAATCTAGAAAAATTCTTAAAGGAGAATATACATGTTTAATGACTTGATAGATGCCATCTCTAAAAGACTTTTAGAATACTTCCCGGAGAGCGTACCAAATATATATTCAGAAAATATTGAGCAGGGTTTTAGTGAGCCATGCTTTTATATTTCCCTGATAAATTCCACAAATAAAAATAAGTTAGGACCTGGAAGAAGTAAAAGGTACAAGTTTGACATTATGTATTTTAACAATAACCTGGGTAATGATGATCTAAACACTATGGGTGATAAATTATCAACGGTCCTAGAAGATATACAGATAGGGGATGCCTTAATTCATGGATTTGATATTGAATATGAGGTTAAAGATAATAAGCTTCACTTTTTTGTGGAATATCCAGTACTAGCATCCTATGAAGTTGAAAAAGTGTCTAAGATGGCAAGTTTGAAAGAAAGGATAGATATTAATGGCTAAAAAGAAAGAAGAGTTACAGAATCCAGAAGAACAGGCTACTTTTACTAAAGACCAGTTTATGGGATCTGAAAAATATCGTTATAAACAAGATGTTATTGAAGTCTTACTTGATGTAGATCGTAGTTATTCGATTGAAGAAGTGGATTTAATGATAACAGAGTACATGGAAAGAGAGGCAAGGTAATGGCATTAGGTGGCGGTACATTTACTACTACAGATAAAATGCTAGCAGGTGCTTATATAAATAGTGTGAGCGCAGCTAGAAGCCTATCTTTGATAGGCGATAATGGAGTGGTGGCAATTGCTATAGAACACTCTTATGGGGACTCCGGAGAGGTTATATCACTTACTCCTAGAGAATTTAGAGAAGACTGTTTGTCACACTTAGGTTATAGCCTATTTGATGATAGACTAAAGGGTCTTAGAGAGCTTTTTGAAAACTCTAAACTAGTACATATTTATATACTTAACAATACAACCAAGGCCAGCAATTCTGTTGCTACTGCTAATAAAGGCGGGACAAGAGGCAATGATATTGTGATTAAGATTCAGAAGAATATAGATAATCCTGGTAAAAAAGATGTTATAACCATGATAGATTTTATTGAGGTTGATAAGCAGACAGTAACAAATGCTAGTGAATTGCAGCCAAATGCTTTTGTAACATTTAAAAATGTTGAACTAGCAGAAAAAGCTGGTGAAAAACTGGCAGGCGGAACGGATGGAACAGTCACTAATGGAGACCATCAGGCTTTCTTATCTAGGATTGAGACTATGACTTTCAACTCAATAGCTTGCATGGCAACAACTAAAGAAGTTCAGAAACTTTACATTGCCTACACAAAGAGAATGAGAGATGACATTGGGCTAAAATTTGCAACAATTTTATGTGAAGCGACAGATATAGCCGGAGACGCTAAGATATATGATTATGAAGGTCTAGTAATTGTCAAGAACAAGGTCAAGGGAGAAACTGTGAAGGGCAATGAGTTAGTCCCATTTACTGCAGCAATTTATGCTAATGCGCCTATAGGTAAATCTAACCTTAATAGGCAGTATACTGGAGAATATGAGGTAATGACCGATTATACACAGCTACAGTTAAAAGACTTGATTAAATTAGGTAGATTTATATATCATAGGGTGGGAGATACTGTTAGAGTTCTTGAAGACGTTAACGGACTAATTACTATCTCTGATGTAAAGGGTGCAGAATTTAAAGATAACCAGGTAGTGAGAGTGTTGGATGCTTTAGCCATTGCGGATGCAAGAGTATTTAATGAAATTTACGTAGGCAAGGTAAACATTGATACAGCAGGCAAGGAGTCTTACAGAGATAAGGTTATAGATGTTAGAAAAGAATTCTTAAAGCAGGGAGCCTTAAAAGACTATGACAAGGATAGTATTCAAGTTGTTGAAATAAACAATGATAATGTGAGAGGGGCTATCAAGGTTGATTCGATTGTAACTCCTGCTGAATGTTTTAGACAGCTGTACTTGACTAATTATGTGAGAAAGTAAGGTGAAATAAATGGACAAAACAATAAGAAAATTAAACCTAACAAATGAATCTGTATCAGGTAGCTTAGGGTCAGTATTCGCAGAAGTTAATGGAAAAAGATATGTGCTAGCTTCACTATCAAAATTTAAAGCTAAGTTTAAAACAAATACTACTAAAAAAGGTGTTTTGGGTATTTCTGGTAAGCAGTCAAGAAGCTCAGGCTGGGAAGGTACATGGGAAGCTACATTCTATTACAACCAGTCCACTTTTAGAGAGTTAGCAAGGGTATATGCGCAAGAAGGAATTATGCCTACATTTGCTATTCAGGTAATCAATGAAGATCCTAGCTCAGTGAAGATAATTGGTAGGCAGTCGGTAACATTTAAAGATTGTATTATAGAAGAGTTGGTGCTTGCAGCTATTGATGTTGAGGCAGAAATTCTAGATGAAGAAGTATCAGGAACATTCAATGACTTTGAATATAACGATAAGTTTATTGATTTTCCGAGTGCATAGAATAATGTTAAGCGGGATTGAGTAAAGCACTCAGTCCCTTTTTAATTACAAAATATAAGGAGAAAAAAATGAGTAAATTCGCAGCTTTTATGAAAAGAGACCTAGAAAATCGTGAAAGAGAATATGTAATATCAGAAAGATTCCTTGATGAAGATGGCAATCCTATTAAGTTCAAGCTTAGACCTATGCCAACAGTTCTAGAAAAACAGCTAAGTAAGGAATGTAGAAAAATAGAAAAGAATGGAACAGTTACCTTTAATGCAGAAAAGTACGAAAATGAAATAACTGTTGCATGTGTGGTTTATCCAGACTTGAAAGACATAGAGCTACAAGACTACTATGGAGTGAATAGTGAAATAGATTTGCTAAATGAAATGCTATTGCTTGGTGAAAATAGAAAGTTGCAAGAAGCTATTCAGGATATTAATGGAATTAAAACTTTAGATGAAAAAATTGAAGAAGCAAAAAACTAATTGAAGGCGGTGACGGAGATGCAAACATAGCTTATTACTGCATCCATGAGTTCCACTGGACACTGCCGGAGGTTTTAGAAATGATGGATAATGAGGAACAAAAAGCATTCATTATTGCTTCAATAAATATTAGAATTAAAGAAGAAAAAAAACAAGCTAGAAAGCTAGAAAGGGGGTAAAAGTATGTCAGGAATTGGATTACCGATTAGTGTATCAGATGGTTTATCATCCCCTTTTTCAGATATGACAAGACATGTTGTAGAACTTACTAACGCCTATAGCAGATTCACAGAGACTGTAAGTAAGCCCGTATCGTATAACGTAACTGATAGTATAGGACAAGCTAATAACAAGCAAATAGCCCTAAATAGTTCAGTCTCAGAGGGTGCTGGACTAATGGAAAATCTAGTAAATAAAGCGAAAATGCTGGTAGGTGCCTATTTAGGTATTCAAGTAGTAAAGCAAATGATTGATATATCAGATACCTACACGAGTATGCAGGCTCGTATAAATATGATAAATGATGGTCTGCAAAGTAACTATCAGTTAAATCTAATGATATATGACTCAGCGAACAGAACTAGAGGGGTGTATACTGACATGGCGCAGACAGTCACTAAGTTAGGCCTTCTTGCAAAAGATGCATTTAACTCAAATGCAGAACTTATAAAATTCACTGAGTTAATGCAGATGTCATTTAAGGTCGGTGGAGCAGGTCTCCAAGAGCAACAGGCTGTAATGTATCAGTTAACCCAGGCAATGGCTTCTGGAAGGCTACAAGGTGATGAGTTTAGAAGTATATTGGAAAATGCACCAATGCTAGCTCAGGCTATAAAAAAAGAATTAAATGGTATCGATATGAAGAAAGCTTCCTCTGAAGGGCTTATAACTGCAGATGTCATTAAAAGGGCTATGTTTAATGCGGCCGGTGACATAGAAGATCGATTCAATAAGATGCCTATGACCTTTGGTGAAATATGGAATAAAATCAAGAATAACTTTGTTATGGGAATGGCACCAATGTTCGAAGCTCTTAACCGACTGGCCAATAATCCATATATCATAAACTTTGTGAATAATTCTATTGCTGCATTTGCCCTATTAGGACAGGTGGGTGCTACAATGTTTGACGCCATCAATGGGGCCATAACCTTTGTGGGGGATAACATGCAATGGTTAGGACCTATAATTCTTGGATTGGTGGCAATTTATGCGGTGCTTAATGCAGAACTTTTAATATCAGCCATTAGATGGATAGCTGATACTGCAGCTAAAGTTGCTGCAACAGTCGCTGACTGGGCGTTAACTGCTGCAACTATTGCCTTAATAATTGCACAGGACGGCCTTAATGCAGCGTTACTTGCTTGTCCACTAACCTGGATAGTAATTGCAATAATAGCGGTAATAGCTGCCTTTTTTGCCCTTGTAGGAGTATATAACCACGTAACTGGGGCTCATGTATCAGGAGTGGGGTTAATATGTGGAGCTTTTGGTTTCATGGGGGCCTTTGTATTTAATATTATGAAGAATATAGCTAACCATATAGGGATAGTAGCAGAATTTGTTGCAAATGTATTTAACCATCCTGTGTATTCAATTGTGAGGTTATTTGTTAATCTTGCTAAAAATGCACTTGGAGTAGCAAAGAGTATTACTAAATCTTTTGATAGTGTAGCTACTAATATTGCTAATGCTATGGTAGACGGTGCAAATATGGCCATAAATGCTATAAACTGGATAATAGACGCATTAAACATGATTCCAGGCGTTAATATAGGTAAGATAGGTACCATAGGGCACACAACATCAATTACTCACACAATAAGTAACCTGGAAGCAGGGCTTGATAAATGGTTAGATGAATCCAAACCAAAAGATTATAAAGTGTTAGCACCTAACTTAAAATATTCAGATCCTACTGACTGGGCTAATAAGGGATATGATATAGGAGCTAATTTTTCTAAGATGGTAAAAAACAAGGTTGGGGGGTTATTTGACAAGGATAAATTCAAGCCAGATAAACAGTACGGTTTAAGTGACTTTAAGCAGTCAGGTATATCACCAGATGGAAATAAGGCACAAAAAGGAATAGCTAAAAATACCAAAAAAACTGCAGATAACACAGAAAAATTCCTTGATGATATTAGGTATATGAGGGAATTAGCCGAAAGGCAAGCCATTAACAGAATTACTACAGCAGAAATAAACATAGAAAATACAATAAATAATCCACAGACTCAGGATCTAGACGGCTTTGTAGATGCACTTAATGATACGCTAACAGGCCAATTAGAACGCCAGGTAGATGGTTATTATAAAGTTTAGGAGGGATGAAATGTATTTGTTCTATTTGGATAACATATTACTGCCTATCACTCCTAGCAAGTTGTCTACAAAGATAGGCGGTAATAACAAGACAATGGAGTTGGCCAACTCAGGTGAAATAAATCTAATTAAATTTCCAAAGTTGACAGAGTATTCGTTTGACTTTGAGCTGGTCCACAATATTAATTATATAAAGTACAGGGCTTCAGGGAATGAACCTAAAGTGGTACTTGACTTTCTAGAAAACGCTAAGTCAAAAAAGAAGGTAATTACGTTTAGAGTTATTCGTAAGCAGGGAAAAACAACTAGATTTCCACTTGAAGCTAAAGTTACTGTGGAAAATTATGATATAGATGAAGATGCTGACAATAACTCAGATATAACAGTTAGTCTAACCCTAAAACAATTCAGACCTTATAGGACTAGTCATTTATTAAATCAAGCAGATCAATATCCTAGACCAGTTGGGGGGAAAAAATCTGGGCCTACTACTGTCAAAAAGGAAGAGCCTGTAAGAACTTCTGCGGTGTTGAAAAAGGTAGAAATTAAAACTCACTTAAACATAAGGTCAGGTGCAGGAACACACAATAGAAAAATTGCTAAGTTTAGACCAGGTGATAAACCTTGTGTATATGGAGTGTACAATTATAAAGGACAAGACTGGTATAAAGTCAAACACTCAAGAGGAGACAATGGATGGGGCTGGATTAGTGGAAACGGTAAATATGTAAAAGTTATAGCAAATTATGGGAAGTAGGTGATTGTATGACTATAGAAAATAGAGATATGCATACCTACAATTGTGATGTTTATATAACTCATAATGATGATGTTTACCAGGTGCCTGTAGCCAATGGGTTGGAAATTTCGTGGGAACGTAAAGGAGCTGCAGGTAAATGTACATTCAGTGTTATTCAGGAAGATGATGGAGAAATTCAATTTGAAGAAGGGGACACTGTAAGAGTAAGAATATCAAAAACATGGATGTTTTACGGATTTATTTTTACTTTAAATAGAAGTAAGGATAGAATAGTTAAGATTACTTGTTATGACCAGCTTAGATATTTAAAATCCAAGGAAAGTGCTGTGTTTGTCAATAAAACAGTAGGTGAGATAGTAACAATGATAGCTAATGATAGAAGGCTGAATAAAGGTGCTATAAGAGATAGTAAATATAAAATACCCTCTATCACAAAAGAAAACTCGACCTACTTTGATATGATCATGACTGCGATTGAAAAAACAACTGAAGCGACAGGTGAAATTTTCATTTTATATGACCACTTTGGAAAGTTGACTCTATGTCCGTTGAAACATATGTATCGTAACGTTGTAATAAATGCTAGTGTTATCGGCGACTTTGATTATGAAAGTACCATAGATAAACAGACTTATAATGTTATTAGAGTGGGATATAAATCACAAAAAGACGGATCTACGGTATATCAAACGTGGAAAGATGAAAAAAGCATAGCTAAGTGGGGAATGCTACAGCTTACAGAAAAAGCTAATAATAGTTTTAATGCTGTAACTATAGGAAACCAACTGTTGAACATGTACAATTCTAAAACAAAAACTTTAAAAATAAAAAATGCAATGGGCGCTAATGAGGTAGTTGCAGGGTCAGTAATAATGGTCAACCTAGACTTGGGAGATATTGTAATATCAAACAATATGGTAGTGGATGCGGTTACTCACAAGATAGAAGATGGTCTATATTCAATGGATCTTGAACTAATTGGCGGTGAATTTGTATCAACTAGAGGTGTTACATCTGATCAAGCTACAAATGGTAATAGTAAAAATAGTTCCGTTATTGGGGCACCAGACTGGGGGCATGGGGTAACTGCAGCCATGATGAATAGAGTCTTAAAGGGACCACTTTCAGGTATGGGGGAGAAATTTGTGCAGCTAGGTAATGCTTATGGAGTTAACCCCATGTTAGTAGCCATGATAATAAGAATAGAGTCAAGACCTGGTATGAATAGTGGACTTGCATTAAAGGGCAACAATTTTGGGGGGATAAATGCCATAAAAGGCTTTCCAACTATAACAATGGGTGGACGAGCTTATGCAAAATTCCCTAGCGTTGACGTAGGAATAGAGCAACAGTTTAGACTCTTAGGAGTTAGATATATAAATGACTGGAAAAAGAAAAGCATAAAAGATATTATCATGACCTATGCACCGCCTCATGAAAATGACACTACAGGTTATATAAACAACCTGAAGAGTTTTTATAAACAAAACACTGGAGTTACATGGAGTGAAAGTTTACTTGGTAGTGGAGTAGCAAGTGTTGAGGAAGCGCAACGAAGAATGTCAATGAGGATAGAAACAAATAACAGTACACCTTATAGCACACTATCAGGGGGCTATCCAGCACACGTGGAAGAGGCAAGGAAGCATATCGGTAAAAATTGGAATGTGATGAAAACTTTAGGTAGAATGAGTAAAGGCCTTTGGTGTTGTGATTTTACAGTATTTTGTATGAAAAAAGCAGGGAATATGCCCGTCGCTGATACATCTTCCACTAGAGATTTACATGACAAATTTGAAGCGAAAGGTAAAGCCAAACATCTACAAAGTGCTTGGAGCTATACACCTAAGTCAGGCGATATTATCTTTTTTAATAATGGATCTGCAAGAGCTGGAACAAAACAAATAGACCACGTAGGCATAGTTGAAAAAGTAGAAGGTGGAAAAATAACAACGATAGAAGGTAATGCAGGAAGATCTTTAAATGTATGTAGAAATACTTATTGGGTAGGTCAAAAGAAAATCACTGGCTATGGGATAATGTAAGGAGATAATAATGGCGGAAATATTAACAACTATAAAAAAGATAGTTCATACCACTGTAAAATCAATGGTTATGTGTGATAACTTAATAGGAACTGTTGTATCTGAATCACCTCTTAAAATTTCAATAAATGAAAAAATGATACTAGAGGACGTTCATTTTCTCAAACTAAAAAGCGCTGTTGGTGATTTCCCTGTAGAAGTTGATGGTGTGCTTAATCATGAAGGTAGCCACATCATAAAAAGCAAGGGAATAAGTAAGCATAGAATAAAGATTGGGACGAAGGTGGTACTGAGTCGCTGTTTTGGCGGTGAGCAATATGTAATTTTAGGGGAGTTGATAGAATGATACCGAACACTAGAATACCTCAGGACCAGTTTGAAAAATTGCTTGAAAGTTACGAAAACAGAAAATATAATAGCAAAGACTTTAAATTAGTTGGCAATAGAATTAAGGGCTATGTAGACAATGAAGAATCGTTGGCGCAAGCCCTATTTTTTATACTGTCAACCGAGAGGTTTCAATATATAAGTATGAGCAATAATGTTGGAGTTGAGTTATGGACCTTATATGGAGAGTCTGGACCCATTGTAGAACTAACATTAGCATCTACAATTAGAGAGGCTATTATGGTAGATGATAGGGTACAAGAGATAACTAATCTTGAAATTGAAAAAACAGAAAAAAATGTATTTAAAGTAAAAGTCGAAGTATTAAGTAATTTAAGTGAGATCGTAAGTGTTGAAAAGGTGGTGAGTATTAATGAGTAAAGAAATAAGTTTTGAAAAAACCATGAGTAGAATGCTTGACACCATCTCTGATGATTTTGATAAAAGAGAAACTAGTATAATATATCAGGCAGTAGCAATGGTAGTTCCAGAACTAATGCTTTTACAATCTGATATAGAATTGATGGAAGAAGAAGCTTTTCCAGACTCTTGTAATTATAATAGTTTGGTAAGGTTTAGTGGACTTAGAAATATTCATCCTAGACAAGCGACAAGAGGAGTAGTAATTGCAGAGTTTAGCAAAGATATTGAAATAGGCGCTAGGTTTAATTGTGAGGAAAGAAACTATGAAGTTTTAGAAAAAATTAATACTAACAAATATAAGCTGATCGCAGAAGAAACTGGTCATATAGAGTCAATCGGAGATCTTACGCCAATTAAAGATATGCCGGATTTAAGAACGGCTAAAATAACAAGCGTGTATTTAGATGGTAGAGAAGAAGAATCGCTAGAATCATTAAGAAAAAGATATATGGAAAGTCTAGACTATCAGGCTTTTGGTGGAAATAGAGCAGACTACATAGAAAAAGTAACATCAGTTGATGGGGTTGGGGCTTGTAAAGTGTTTAGGCGCCCTAAAGCAACCTCTAGTGAGGTTGGAAAAATTACTATTGTAATTGTAGACACAACCTATAAAAATGCCTCTAGTGAACTTATAAAGAATGTGGCAAGCATTCTAACGCCAACAGAAGATGGAGAGGGTGCAGGCCTTGCACCAATAGGGCATAAAATAACAGTTGTAGGGGCAGAAAAACAAACAGTTAATATCAAAACAAGGATTACTGTTGAAAGAGACATTGATAATATTACTAGAGATCTTACAAAAGCTATTGAGGAATATCTGCATGAATTAAGATCAGGGTTTGGAAGTGATGAAGCTACTGTAGTAAGAATATCAGCTATAGAAAATAAAATCTTGGGAATCAAGGGAGTTATTGACGTATCAAATACAACTATTAATGGTGTGGAAAAAAATCTCACAATTGAGGATAAGAGTATACCTGTAATAGGAGAGGTGGAATATGATAGGTTATAACGATAAATACAAATCAAATTGTCTCTCTTATATTCCACCAGTATACTCTGAAATTCAAGAATTTAAGGTCCTAGCTGAGTGCTTCGATAAAGAAATGGAAATAAACGGAGCAAGGCTTGAAGAGGTTGAAAATAACTTCTTTATAGATGGATTAAATGAGTATGGATGTGAAAGATGGGAAAAGATTCTAAAAATTGACTATGATGGAAGCAGCTCATTAGATGATAGGCGTTTTATTATTAAGACAAAGCTTTTTGGTATTAGACCGTATACGTTTGAAAGATTACAAGACTTTTTGAAAAATCTTGTTGATGAAAAAGACTTTATTTTAGAAATGGATTACAATGCAAATCATCTATCGTGCAGACTCAACTTAGGAGTTAAGGCAAGACTTGAGGCTGTAAAAGACCTTATAGAAAAAACTGTCCCACTTAATATAAGTGTTGAAGTTTCATTACTTTATAATACGCATAAAATGATTACAGGAAAAACTCATAAAGAGTTAAGTAAATACACGCATATAGAGCTTAAAGAAGGGAGCATTGTATAATGGCTGAAACAACTAATCGAAAATATAGAAAACCACTCATCACAGATGCGTATGATATTGAAGTTTTTAACAGGAATTTTGAAATGATAGATGTTGATATGAATAAGTGTATCAATGATATTACTGAAATTAAAAAGGAAATTCAGTCAGCAAGTGAAGCTGTAAAAAATCTATTAAATGAACTCTAAGAAAGGGATGGTGATGTAATATGGCTAAAACATTGACTCAGTCACTAAATGATTTATTTAATGATATCACAGGACATAAAAACAACATCTTTAATGCTATTAAAAGACATGTAAGCGTACCTACTGGAGAAGAAAAACTGAGTAGGGCTGGTTTTTATATTGAAAAGATGAATGAGCAGATAGAAACAAAAGCGAGTAGTGCTGCTAACTTGCAAGCAGAGTTAGATAAAGTAAAAAAGGAAAATACAAATTTAAAAAATATACTACAAAATACAGTAAAAGAGAGGGATACCATAAAAAGCGAACTTCAAGTAATAGATAATTGGGTGAATACTTTAAGAACAAGTGTTAGAGATCTCGATCTGGATGTAAGAGAAGGGCGCTCTAAGCTAGCTCTAGAAGATATAGATGAATACATAAGGGGCGGTGATATTGCATACAATTGGGGTGTAAAACATCCGGATCTGATATGGGGTAGGGTCATTTATCCAAATATAGAGCCTGGAGAAGATAGATATTGCAAGTTTAAAAATGGGGAGTACTTTTTATCAGTATCTTTAAATCCAAAGGGATATGAAAGCGGAGACTATACAATAGATGCAGCTGAATATGCAGGATCACTGAGTTATGTAATGAGTAGAGCCAGAAAAAAAACAATAGCTGCAATAAAAGATGTCAAATTGACATAGGGGGGTGATGAAGCTTGAAAAAATTACAAGTAACAAGGTTGGGAAATCTTGCACCGTTTACAATACATGCAGGTGAAAATGCAAGAGGTATACGCCTAAAGCTTAGGTATACAAAAGGGCTTGAAGTTAAAAGTTTTATAAAAATTAAAGGAGAGCTTTTCGAAACAGATGTAGAAAATATTACAGAAGACTCAGTTGACATCATTTTCCCAAACTTAGATGCAGGAACTTATGAAGCTGAAATAGCTATAAGTGAAGGTGAAGAGGTTTTGAAAAGCGGCATTTATAATATAGTCGTTGAAAAATCAATCATTTCAGGTGAAGCTAATAAGCTAAAATCTGTTAATGTTGATGAAATTTTGGTAAGATTGATCAGAACAGAAGAAGAGCTGAGATCTAAAATAAAAGACTTAGATATTCTAAAAGATGGAGTTTATGATAAAGCATATGAGTATACTCAGAGTACTGCTAGTGATACTTGGATTATAAATCACAATCTTAATAAATATCCATCTATAACTGTTGTTGACTCAGGTGGAAACCAGGTGTATGGTGATGTAAAATATTTAAATAAAAATACAGTAGAATTGAAATATAGCTATCCATTTTCAGGGACAGCTTTTTTTAATTAATAGATTTCGAAAGGGGTATAAATCATGAATTTTTTAAACAACGTTAATTTTAACCAGAATCAATTACTGGAAGCTGTATTGCAGGCCGTAGCAGTAGAGCCGACTCAGGCCGTAGCTGGACAGGTCTACTATAATACCAAGGACAAGAGGGCCTATGTCTATACTGGAGCTGTGTGGATGGCTATGGACGCCAAAGACGCTTCACCTACAGCAGTCAGCATAGTTAATACCATTAATGATGGTGACAAGCTGATTAATATAGATAAGATTAAGGACTTAGTAACTAAGCTTAGTGCTGCCAATATAGTAGCCACTATCAATGATGGTACTGAAAATATCCATGCTGAAAGAATCAATGGACTAGCTAATGCTCTTGACGGTGCTAATATCGTATCTAAGATTAATGATGGAACTTCAAAAATTAACATCAATAAGATAGATGGCTTGGAAGAAAAGCTAAAAATAGATACTATCATAGAGGCCCTGATAGCTAGTGATAAGACTATCCCTACAAACAAGATTGCAGGCTTAGATACTGCCCTAGCCGACAAAATAACTGATGCACAGGCACAAGCTAAGGCAGACACAGCCTTACAGCAGGCTAAGACCTTTGCTACACAGGAAATTAACAAATTGGTAAATGGGGCAAGTTCAGCTTATGACACATTTAAAGAGATAGAAGAGTTACTAAAGAAAAATGATACTCTTGCAAATGCTTTAAAACAGGGTATAGCTGGCAAGACTGGTAAGGTAGCTAAGGAGATAGGCAACGGCACAGCCACAGAGTTCACCGTAAATCATAACCTAAATTCCCAGGATGTAGTAGTCATGGTCAGAGAAAATAAGGCACCATTTGCCCAAGTGATTACAGATGTAGAGGTTACAGATGTTAACAATATCAAGGTGAAGTTTGCTAAGGCACCAGCGGTAAATAGTTATAAAGTAATAGTAGTAGGATAATTTAGGGGGTAAAAAATGAAAGTTTTAGGATTAATTGAAACAGAAGTAGATGTAGTAAGCAAAAAATATGTAGACGATAAAATAGCTGAACTTAGAGTCCCATATACTCCTAAGGTTTTATCGGAATCTGAATATAACCAACTGAATGAAAAAGACCCACAGACTATATATTTCATAAAGGAGGATTAATATGATTCCTGGAATTAAAGACATAAAGGTTGGAGATAAGCAGATTTCTAAGGTATATACTGGTGATAAATTAGTATGGGAAAATGCTAAACCAGAAGAGTATAGTGTCATTCTATATGATGACGCAAGCCTTAAAAGTAGACCGGAAAAGGGTAGACTTAATAAGTTATTCAAAATATCAGAGTTAAAAAAACATGGAAAAAAATATGATATTAAGGTGCACACAAAAGAAGGTAAAAATTTGGGAGTACCAATGACCCTTGAAAAACTTGTGATAGTTGAGAAACAATCCACGTTAGATAGTGAAATATTCAAGTTTAACGATGTAGTTTTAGAAAATGTTCGTTTACCTGGAGGGATAGGTATAGATGGACTGGGAGCAGAAGTTACATATAGTATTAGATTTACTGGTGTAGAAAATCATACCTATAAAGATAAAGCAGGGTATTTGGTATTTTTAAAAAAATAAAATTAGAATAATAGAGGTGATATATGACGAATCAGGAATTTATATACAGCGCAGTAGTAGGAGTTCCTGTATTAATAGCATTTGTGAGTCCGATGCTTAAGCTGAACTCAAGTATAGTTAAGCTTAATTCGACTATTGAGAGCCAAACAAAAGACATTGTTACGCATGGAGACTCACTTAAAGAGCATACACAGGAGCTAGATGTATTAAAAACTAACATAGTAAGGCATGATATGAGGATATCTGTGCTTGAAAAAAGAAAATGTAAGTATGAGGAATTTAAAAAACATAAAGGAGACTGGCATGAGTAGAATTGAAAACAGCATAGAAAAGAAATCAAACAATGTAGAAAGATATAAGAATCCATGGTTCTGGGTAGGTATTGGCGGTATACTACTTACTTCACTGCAAGTAGAAGCCAGCTCACTAACTACTTGGGCCAGTGTAGGAGATTTAATACTAAATACAGTATCTAACCCATTCCTGCTAGGTACTACAGCTATGGCAGTATTGGGTGTATTCATAAACCCTACTAGTAAAGGTTTGGGCGATTAATTTTTAAAGGGTGGTCTTTGTGGCCACCTTGTTATTTCAGAAAGTGAGGCAAGATATGAGAATATTTTTATCAGTAGGGCATTCCATTTTAAAAGGTGGTGTGTGCACTAGTGCAAGTGGATATACCCACGAATATAGGTATAATAAGGAGCTTGCACCTTACGTTAAAAGAGTGCTAGAGTCGCTAGGTCATTCATGCGACGTGATAGTTTGTCCTGAGGGAGTTTTTCCAAGCAAAAGAAGTGAATATAGCTACAAAATTCCTAAAGCAAATTCAGGCAAGTATGATCTTGTTTGCGAACTGCATTTAAATGCTGCAGATGGTGCAGGACATGGTGTAGAAGTTTTCCACTACCCTGGAGATAAAAAGGGCTATAGCATAGCCAATCAGATATGTAAGAATATAAGTAGTCTAGGCTTTACCAATCGGGGTACAAAAACTGGACAACTATATATGATTAATGACACCAAGCCAACAGCTGTACTTGTGGAATCTTTCTTCTGTGATAATAAAAAGGATTCAGACCAGGCTAAGAAAATAGGGTTTGAGAAGATGGCCCAGGCTATAGCATATGGTCTTCTTCAAGAAGATTACAATAGTAAGGCTAATACCAGTATATCTGATACAAATATGAAGGTAGGCTGGACGGAAGAGGAGGGCTTGTGGTATTATTATGATAAGGGTAAAAGAAGGACTGGCTGGCTAAAGTCAGGGTCTAAATGGTTTTATCTTAATCCCGATAAGGATGGGGCTATGGTTACAGGTTGGCTTGATTATAATCACAATAAGTTTTACTTCAATTCAAAAGGTTATTGTATGACTGGTAAACAGGTCATTGACGGCAAGACATATGAATTTAATAAAGATGGATACTTGATAAAGTAGATTCTCCATTTGGCGTAAAAATGGCGTATTTTTGTATGAAATATGCTTTTTAATCATAGAAAAGCATAAAATATATAAAATGGAATCCAGTGATTTCAATATATTTAAATTGTATAAAATCTACTCTCATTGAGTGGGAATAGTTAAGTCACTATATAAAGCCATTGATTTTACTGATTATTCTAAGGTTTCAAGTGGTTAGCTGAAGATGAAAGCCGTGAGGCAAGAATTGCTATCATGGATTCTGATATCGATGTTATCAGCTCAATTTACTCAATGGAAGAAGATATAATGTCAACATTCTACTTTGAGACTGGTACAGTAATACTTTACTCAGCAAAGGGCGAGAACAAGGTTATAGAGCTATAAGCTACATATTATTTAAGCCTCACCATTTAATGGTGATATATTTGTTTTTTAGTATCGGAGGTTATATTATGTCGCTAAAAGGTATAATAAAGCAAATTGAACTAGACAAAAGAAATACCGAATATACAAATAAGAACATACCACCAATACTTCAAGTAGATAAGGAAGCTAGGATTCTAATCGTAGGTCAGGCACCTGGAAAAAAGGTGGAGGAATCACTTATTCCATTTAATGATAAATCTGGAGAAACCCTTATTTCTTGGATGGGTATAGATAAAGATACGTTTTATTCTAAAGAAATTGCAATAGTTCCAATGGATTTTTACTATCCTGGCAAGGCTAAAACAGGTGATTTGCCACCTAGAAAATTTATTGCTCAGGAATACCATGGACCTATACTTAAGGAACTAAACAACATTGAACTTACAATTCTTATCGGTAAATATTCTATGGATTACTATCTCAAGGGTAGGACAAAGAAGAATCTTACAGAAACAGTCAGGTGCTTTGATGAGTATTTACCTAAGTATTTTCCAATCGTTCATCCAAGTCCCTTGAATTTTAGATGGCAGGCAAAGAATCCTTGGTTTGTTCAAGATGTTGTTCCAGTGCTAAAGAAAACTGTAAAGAAAATATT